GGGTATAAAGAATGATTTTCATATTATTCGTTACAAATGTCATTTTACTGGCTTGCATCGTGATTTTATTTTTAATAATTAGAGATCATGAAAATACCATCGCTAAACTAGAATCTCTATTGAACGAGGTAAACAAATCGATTAGCACAAACACAACAATAGTTAGAAACCACACGGACATTTTAAGCGAACTGAGAGAAGACATAAAGATTCTTAATAATGAGGTGTTCTAATGCCAGAGTATCAAAACGTTAACGAAGAAGTGGATTTTCACAAGTATTGTCCGCTTTGTAAGAGCCATAAAAAGAAGGATTCGGAAGAACCTTGTCATACTTGTCTACGATTTCCGGTGAGACAATTTTCGAAAAAGCCTCTGAAATTTGTAGAAAAAGAGTGAAAAATCCCAATTTTTGTCCCAATTTCCCAATTATCCCACCTATTTATATTATCGCGTGAAAAAAAAGTAAAAAAATTAAAAAAGAAATAAAATGGGTGGGATAGCTGGGATTTCTGGGATAACTGGGATATTTTAACAAATTTAAGAAAGGAGGCAAAAGATGAACGTTGACTAAGAAAAAAAGCAGTTTTGTCGAAATTCATCATCGATATTTGAAGAATGGATCGGTCGAGGTTTATCCGAAATTCATCAACTACACAACTGATAAACGTCTCTTGATTCACAACCATGATATTTTAGCTTTCTATGACGAAGACAGCGGTTTGTGGATTAAAGGGGACGATGCCGTCATTAGTTATATTGACGACAAGATGAGTGAGTATGTTAAGACGATTCTTAAGGATGAAACTAGGCCAATTCATATTTTGTGGATGTGGGATTGCGATAGTGGATCAATTGACAAATGGAGAAAGTATTGTGGTAAGCAAGTAAGAGACAACTACGACCCTAATGTAAAACCTCTAGACGACAAACTTATATTTTCAAATCAAGAGACTACATTAGAAGACTACGTAACTAAAAAGTTGCCATACCCGTTGGTCAATTGTGATATTCCGGCTTACAACAAACTCATGTCTACCTGGTATGGCGATGGAGAAGAACGACAAAAACTAGAGTGGTCTATTGGAGCTGTAATAACAGGAGACGCAAAACATATTCAGAAGTTCATAGTTCTATATGGCGATAAAGGCAGCGGTAAATCGTCTTTCTTTAAAATTTTACATAAACTGTTTCAGGGATTTGTAACGGCTTTCAATGCTAGTGAGATGGCAAGCAAATCTGCATCATTCCCGCTTGAGTCATTTTCTAACAATCCGCTTGTTGCCATTCAGCCCGATGGCAATTTAAGCAAAATAGAAGATAACACTCTTTTAAATTCTGTTACCTCTCACGAAACAGTTTTAATGAACATTAAATTTGAAAAGAAGTATCCGACTAGAATTAAGGCAATGTTATATATGGGAACCAATAGTCCTGTTAAGATAACAGATGCTAAGTCTGGAATACTTAGACGATTAATAGATGTATATCCTACGGGAAACACTGTTCCGTATGCCGATTACGTTGAATTGATGAACCAAGTAGACTTTGAATTAGGCGGAATAGCGTGGCACTGTAAAGAAGTATATGAAAAACTTGGTGAAGACTACTATCACGATTATATTCCAACAGAGATGATGGCTGAAACTAATGATTTCTATGACTTCGTTGAATATTATTATGAAGAGTTCAAAGACAAAGACCAAATAACAGCTGTTGACGCATATGTTCTGTACGATAAGTATGCTGAATTTGCTAATCTTGGACGCGGCAAGAAATCTTACAACGCTTTTAAGCAAGAACTTAAGAATTATTTTAGAAAGTTTTATGCTGACACACATGACTCTTCAGGGAACCATGTGCGTTCTTTATATTCTGGGTTTATAGCTGACAAGTTTAAGAACAAGCAGAAAGAGGAAGCGTTCTTTATACGAGCTATGTCAGAAGATTGGCTTATATTTACAGAACAACATTCTCTTCTTGACGATGAATTTTCTGAGTTTCCTGCCCAGTATCACGACGAGAAAGAGAACAGACCATATTTTAAATGGGCTAATGTAAAGACAAAGCTCAAAGATTTGGATACTCATAAACTCCACTGGGTCATGCCAGAGGAACGTTATATTTTCATAGACTTCGATAAGAAGAATGAGAAAGGAGAAAAAGATGTAGACCTAAATATTGAAGCTGTTAGAAAGTCTGGGTTACCAAAAACGTATGCAGAGTTGAGCAAAAGTGGAGGCGTTCATCTGCATTATATTTATGCAGGAGACCCATCGGAACTTAGTTGTCTTCTAGAACCAAACGTTGAAATAAAAACGTGCAAAACGTCTCCAGCTTTAAGAAGAAAACTTACAAAGTGCAACAATATTCCGATAACGATGATCACCGGTGGGCTTCCTAAGAAAGAAGGAGGCAAACCAAAAGTGGTAGATGATATTTTCTTTAAGAATAACGACACTCTTAGAAGACGTATCATTGAAGAAATGTTAACTAAACCGGTTAGCACAACTAATTCGGTAAGTTTAATAAAGAAGTGGTTGGACGACGCTTATGAAAGAGAGGGATTTAAGTATGACGTAAGAGATTTAAAAGATGATATTTCATGGTTTGCTCTAAATTCTCATAACCAGAGCGATCATTGCGAAGACATGGTGTCCAAAATGCACTTCGCATCTAAAGATGTTGAAGAAGAAATGGATAGAGTCTATAAGGAACAACCGGTTAAAGATACAAAGCTTGTATTTTTTGACATCGAAGTATATCCTAATCTACTTCTGTTAGTATGGAAGTACAAAGGCGTTGATAATTATGTTACTCTAATAAATCCTTCTCCAGAAGAAGTAAAACGGTTTATTAAAACACATAGGATAATAGGATTCAATAACATCAAATACGACAATGTCATTCTTACAGCTAGAACTTATGGATATTCTATTGAAGCTTGCTACAACTTAAGCAGACGGATAATCGGGAACGACTCAACGGCTAGCGTCGCTGGTTCAAAACAAGCGAGTTATACGGATATTTTTGACTTTGCCGCTGCTCCAAACAAGATGAGTTTGAAGAAGTATGAAATTAAACTCGGATTGCCTCACATGGAAATGAATATTCCGTGGGACAAACCGGTTCCAGATGACATGCTTGACAAGGTAATAGAGTATTGCAAGAATGATGTATACGCTACAGAAAAAGTCTTCGAGTATCTATCACCGGATTACAAAGCTAGATTGATGTTGGCGAACATGGCAGGAATGACTCCTAATGATTCTACCAATTCGTTGACTGCTAGATTTATATTTGGAGACAATAGAAATCCTCAGGTAGACTTTAACTATCCTGATCTTTCTAAAGATTTTCCTGGTTATGTTTTTAAAGACGGAAAGTCTAGCTACATGGGTGAAGATCCGAAGGAAGGTGGATACGTTTACGCTGAGCCAGGAGTATATTACAATGTTGCACTTCTTGATGTTGCAAGTATGCATCCGTCCAGTATTATAGCCATGAATTTGTTTGGACCATATACCGACAGATTTGCTGATATTGTAAAAGCTAGGCTTCTTATAAAGCATAAAGACTATGAAACAGCTAGAACCATATTGGATGGTCAGCTGGCTCCATATTTGGAAAACGACTCAGATGCTAAAGAAGTAGCTGGTGCATTAAAAACGGCAATCAATGCTGTGTATGGACAAACTTTTACTAGCTATAAGAACCCATTTAGAGATCCCAAAAACAAGGATAACGTAGTAGCCAAACGTGGTGCTTTATTTATGATTAATCTTAAGCACGAAGTGCAAGCAAGATTCTTCACTGTTGCTCATATTAAGACAGATAGTATAAAGATACCCAACGCTACTCCTGAAATTATTAAGTTTGTTATGGACTACGGAAAACGCTATGGATATTCTTTCGAACACGAAGCCACGTACGACAGAATGTGCTTGGTAAACGATTCTGTATATATTGCTAAGTACGCAACAGCAGAGCGTTGTGAAGAACTCTACGGTTATATTCCAGGAGATAATAAGGAGAAAGGCGGAGAGTGGACGCCAACAGGTGCTCAGTTCCAGCATCCTTATATTTTCAAATCGCTGTTCTCAAAAGAACAATTGTGCTTCGACGATTATTGTGAAGTAAAATCAGTAAGCACTGCTTTATATTTAGACTTTAATGAGAACATGCCCGACGTTAGTCAATGGGAACTCTTAAAGACTGTTAGAAAGAAAGCGTCTCTTGGTATTGATATTCGTAAGAAAGATCACGCTCTGATCGAACAATTTTCAACAATGTCAAACGAGGAGTTAGATAGTCAGATAGCCAAAGGACATAACTATGTGTTTGTTGGTAGAGTTGGTCAATTTACTCCGGTTCTCGAAGGGCATGGCGGTGGAATATTGTTAAGAGAAGGAAACGATGGATATTCTGCAGCTCCTGGTACCAAAGGCTATAGATGGGTTGAATCCGAAGTTCTTAAGAACAGACCAAATTGGATAGAAGCAATTGATATTTCGTACTTTAGAAAACTTTGTGACGATGCTATAGATGCAATAAACAAGTACGTTGATTTTCAAGAGTTTGTGTCTGGAGAAGGTGACCCGTTCTTCGACACAACACCGAAACATGATTTTATGAACATTCCGGAAGATGCTCCGGAAGAATTACCATTTAATTGATATTTGAAAAGGAGATTTTAAACATGGCTAATAATTATGTAGAACGCGATTATAGTAAATTACCGCCTAAGGGTGAACTTATGGACGTAAGCGGAAGAAGAATTCCGATCAAGAGCAGAAACATTCAGGGTTCTCCTGAAAGAGATTGGTATGACAGAGATGGCGTTAGAAAATTCGTTGTTGACCTTCTTCCTATGGAAGCCGAAGCTATGACAGCTGCTGGTTGGCCGGTTCTTCAGAGAGCTCCTAGAGAAGATGGTCAGCCGGTTTCTCCTTATATTGTGATAGCCGTCTTTCCAGATCCAAAGCCCGGTTATCCGGAACCCATGATTGTACTGGATAATGGAAAGAATCCAAGATTTATTAAAAAATCGTTCTATCATTTGTTCGATTCTGCCGACATTGAATACGCTGACATTGAGTTTCATGCATATTTTTCTAAGAAAGGAAACGTCAAGATCGCTCTTGACAAACTTTACGTTAAAGTCATTGTATCCAACATGGAAGCTAAGCATCCTGAGTTCTTAAACTATTCGAGCTCTGATGACTACGTTGAAGATTATGAACCGGCGGATTGACATTTATGGAACTTGGTGAACATCAATTAAAAGCTATAGAGAAGATGCATAACGGTTGTATCTTAGTTGGTGGTACTGGAGTCGGAAAAAGTAGAACAGCGTTAGCTTATTATTATTTGAAAGTTTGCCATGGTAAGTTAAGAATTAACGGTATTGGTTCCCATGGGGTCGCTATGACCCCTAGGGACCTTTATATTATTACAACCGCTAAAAAACGAGATGATGGCGACTGGATTTCTGAATCCATACCGTTTCAGATAAAGAGCAACATAGTCGTTGACAGTTGGAACAACATTAAGAAATACAAAAACGTGTTTGGCGCGTTCTTTATATTCGATGAGCAAAGAGTTTGCGGAAGAGGTCCTTGGGCTAAGAGTTTTATACGTATCGCTAGTCGTAATCAATGGATATTACTGTCGGCAACTCCTGGAGATAAGTGGGAAGACTACAGAGCTGTCTTTGTAGCTAACGGTTTTTATAGGAATCTTACAGATTTCAATGATAGACAATTGATATTTGACAGAGGCTTCAGAAACTATCCGAAAATAATAGGATACCAAAACCCAGGTCTTCTTATTAAACAACGAAGAAGCATACTTGTAACCATGCATGTTGAACGAATGACAGTTCCTCATAAAGAATGGATCATTTGCGAATACAACAAGCATTTATATTCTAGAATTTGGAAAGAGAGGTGGGACCCATTTGAAGACGCTCCTATAGAAGAAACTGGCAAATTATTCTATCTGATGAGAAAAGCTGTTAATGATGATATTTCTAGGGTAAGAGCTGTTAAGAAGATTCTGAAGAAGCACAACAGAGTAATTATATTTTACAATCACACTGGAGAACTCAATCAATTGAGATTGCTATGTAGCGATTGTGATATTCTTTGTAAAGAGTGGAATGGTAAAAAACACGACCAGTTACCGACTTCCGACAGATGGGTTTACTTGTGTCAGTACAACGCTGCTTCTGAAGGATGGAACTGTATAACGACAAATGCAATGATATTCTACTCATTGAACTATTCTTATAGAACTATGGTACAAAGTGCTGGTAGAATAGACAGATTCAACACACCTTACAAAGATTTATATTACTACTATCTCAGATCTAATGCTCCGATAGACGTTTCGATACTGAAAGCTCTTAAAGAAAAGAGAGACTTCAACAACAGCGATTACGTCCATCAGTAATTACACGTCTTTATATTTTTCTCGCGGAAAAAACATGGATTATAATGGAAGAGAAGAGAATATCTCACATTCTCTTATTTTTTTGCCCAAAAAGGAGACAAAATGGCTGAATCAAAGTTTCAATCTGACTTAATAAAAGAACTTAAACAAGCCTATCCTGGTGCTTATATTTTTAAGAACAACGCTAAACAAGGCTATCCAGACCTTGTTATGCTGTATAAGAACAAGTGGGCAACATTAGAAGCCAAAGATTCCGCGACTGCAAAACATCAACCGAATCAAGATATTCATGTGGAGAGAATGAACAAGATGTCATTCTCTTCTTTTATTTATCCAGAAAACAAGGAGGTTGTACTAAATGCACTCGCAATTCACATGGGACGATAGACTTTACGTACCGGTAGGTTCTCACGCTTTTCTAGGAGCGTCTACCTATTCTCGTTGGTGGAACAAAACTCCGGAAGAAGTACATCAGCTTTACAAGAACATTAAAGCTAAAGAAAGAGGCATAACTCTTCATGCTATGGCAGCGGAAGATATTCGTATGAAGATGCTTCGACCAAAGAACAATCAGACGTTTAATAGGTACGTAAACGACGCTATTAACTTTGGTATGCGGCCAGAAGAACTTTTATATTTCTCTAAGTACGTTTTTGGAACAACGGACGCTATCTCTTTTGATGGGACAAAACTTAGAATTCACGACCTTAAGACGGGATTGACAGAGCCGTCTATGCATCAGCTTGAAGCATACGCAGCTTATTTCTTTTTGGAGTATGGAACCAGATACGGCTTCACACCAAAAGACATTGAGACAGAATTACGTCTCTATTGGAATGACCAAGTAATCAAAGCGAAACCATCACCTATTGATATTTCAATGACCATGGACAAGCTGTACAAGCACGATGGGTATCTTACACAGAATGAGGAGTTGTTATGATAGAACGTAATTCTTTAGTTGGTGACTCTATTTATATTTCTGATCAGTCTGGAGATTACAAATCAGATATAGGTACTCCACAACATTACTATAATGATCCTCATGGCTCTGGACGTTACAGAAAAGGTACAGGAGAAAAGCCACAGCGTAATAAAGATATTTATACAATGTACAATGAGCTTCGAAAGTCAGGTTTGACTGAGAAACAAATATTGGACATGTGGCAGATGAAAAGTACCACGTTTAGACAATTATATTCTCTTGGATCTGCTGAAACTAGACATGACAACGTTGTTGAAGCGCATCGCCTTCTTGATCTTGGATATTCTAAATCTGCTATCGGACGGCGTATGGGTGTTAACGAATCAACGGTTCGCTCTTGGCTTGACGATAGTATTGATATTCGCAAAAGCAAGGTTTCGGAAAGAGCTGATGTTCTTAAGAAATTTGTAGATGAGCATGGATACGTTGATATTGGTGCTGGAACAGAAATGTATCTTGGTTGTACAGCTACGTCTTTAAAGAATACTGTGGCTATGCTAGAACAAGAAGGCTATAAACGGCAATACTATAAAGTTCCACAGATGGGAACCAACCATAGGACGACCATGCTTGTTTTAGCAGCTCCTGGAATGCCGTATAAGACCGGAGATGAGAAATTTGATATTCCATCATTAGCAACTGCTGGGCGACAGTTTGATGAAAACGGAAACGTTAGTGCTTTAGGTTTATTGAAGCCTATTTCTGTTGATTCAAAACGGATATTAATCAATTATACAGAAGACGATGGTACTGGTGGAGCTGAAAAAGATGGTCTTATAGAGCTTAGAGGAACTCCAGAGCTTTCGTTGGGTAGAGCTAGATATGCTCAGGTACGAATCGGCGTTGACGATACCCATTATCTCAAAGGCATGGCGATAACCAACAACGACATGCCTGATGGAATAGACATTATATTTAATACAAACAAGAAGAAAGACGTTCCGGTAATGTCAGACGATCCAAAAGCCGACAGCGTTTTAAAACCAATGAAACGAAACGAAACGACTGGCGAAATCGATTGGGATAATCCTTTTGGAGCAACCATAAAGAAAAAGGACAGCGACAACGATGATGATTTCGATGACGATTCTGTAAAAGCACAGCGACATTATATTGATCCTAAGACCGGAGAAAAGAAATTGTCCCCAGTTAACATCGTTTCTGAAGAAGGAGATTGGAGTAAATGGGGAAAGAAGCTATCTCCTCAGTTCTTAGGAAAACAGAAACCAGCATTGGCAAAAAGACAGCTTGATTTATATTATGCGGATAGACTTGCTGAATTTGAAGAAATTAAAAGTCTTACAAATCCCACAATAAAGAAGAAGCTTGCTTACGATTTTGCTGAAACATGCGATGGAGATGCCGTGCATCTTAAAGCTGCTGAATTTCCAGGTCAGGCTTATCATGTGCTTCTACCTTTTAAGAGTATCAAGGACAACGAATGCTATGCTCCAAAATACGAAGATGGTCAAAGAGTTGCTCTTATTAGATTTCCACATGCTGGTACGTTTGAAATACCCGTTTTAACGGTACATAATAAAGGATCTGAAGCTGACACTTATATTCACAACGCTAGAGATGCTATTGGTATAAACGCCAAAGTTGCGAAACAGCTTTCTGGTGCTGATTTTGATGGCGATACTGCCCTTGTTATTCCGCTAAGCGATAAAGTTAGATTAGATGCAAAATCACCGCTTAGAGAACTTAAAGATTTCGATCCTCAAACTGAATATAAAGGTTATGAAGGAATGAAAGTTATATCTAAAGCGCATCAGCAAATAGAGATGGGCGTTGTATCCAATCTAATAACGGACATGACGTTACAAGGAGCTCCTGAAGACGAAATAGCTAGAGCCGTTAAACATTCTATGGTTGTAATAGACGCTAAAAAGCATAAGCTTGATTATAAGCGTTCATATGAAGAAAATCGGATAAGAGCCTTACAGGAAACTTATCAGAAGCATACCGATGGAACTAGCGGTTTTGGAGCGGCTACACTTATATCTAGATCGAAATCAGAGAAAAGAGTAAACGCACGAGAAGACAGGTACGGAATTGATCCAAAAACTGGCGAAAAGATATTTAAAGAAACAAAAGAAACGTACACATACATCAACGCTAAAGATTCTAATGGCGATAGAAAGAAACTAACTCTCATTCAGGATAAGAAAAACGGTGGATATTTTACAATCGACCCTATTACACGAGAAAAAGTGTACAGAACTGAAAAAGAGATAGCCAGAGCTAAAACCGAACTTAGAACTCAGAAAAGTACAAAGATGTATGAGGCAAAAGATGCATACACGCTTACGTCTGGAGGAAGTAAGGAACATCCTGGAACTAGAATGGAAGCAGTTTATGCAGAACATGCTAATCGCATGAAAGCTTTGGGAAACGAGGCTAGACTTTTATATTTAGAAACGCCGAACTTAAAGTACGATAAAGACGCTAAGCAATTATATTCTGAGCAAGTTAAGTCTCTCGATAAAAAATTAAGAATAGCTCTTAGTAACGCGCCTTTAGAACGGCAAGCTCAGCTCTTGGCTAACAAAACAATTGCTAAGAAGCTTGAAGAAAACCCGCATATGGATGCCGAACACAAGAAAAAATATAAAGGTCAAGCCCTTAACGCTGCTAGAGAAGCCGTAGGTGCTAAGAAAACTCAGATATTTATAGAGGACGATGAATGGGAAGCTATTCAGCATGGAGCCATTTCTGACAATAAGCTTAGACAAATACTGGCAAACACCGACCTTGATATTCTTAAACAGAGAGCGTTACCTAGAACTGGCAATAAAGTTAGCTCTGCTGTTACAAACAAAATACGGATGATGTCTATTGCTGGATATTCTACAGCTGAGATTGCTGAAGCGACTGGCGTCTCTAAGTCTACAGTATCTAAATACGCAGCGTAATTTATATTTTAAATCGTGAAAATCAGTGATAGCGGATCATTCATTTATTAAATGTCTATCTGCTATCATTGATATTTTAAGAGCCGCAAATTAGTGATAAAGGATTATTTATATTTTCAGAAAAAATAATATAAATCACCAAAATATAAATATAAACTGACAAAATATAAATAGCATAAGCCTTTATACATGACTCTATACGGCTCAATAAGTACCAATTGATATTTTGAGCACAATGTAAATAACATTATGAAACAGACACTAATAAAACGAGGTCCTCTCATGAATGATACAGCTTAATAGTAAAGCATGTGTTAGGAGATTAATAGCAATTATGGTAACAGAGTATGCTCTAACTACAATAGACAATCCATACAATCCATTCACAGAACCTGATGATTGGCAAAAGTTTGATGATGAACATGGGTATAATACTAATGAGTTCTTAGCTTTGTTTGCCTTTGAATCAGAAACACTTGGTGAAGAACTAAAAGCCTTTGATGTACAAGCTGCTATTCAGATGGCTCTTGATGAAGACGACATTGGTATACGAATCAAAGTAACAAAAGACACAAAGCTACGTCCCGTCCCTGTTGAAAAATTAATAAAAGATTTAAACAAATATGAAAATTAATGCAATAAATATTAAAAACAGAGAAATAAGCAAAAATAATATAAATAAAGAGAAATATAAACATATGGGGGGGGGAGGTCTCGAAAATTACACCCCCTCCTAGAAT